CCTTCCATCTCATCCTCCACCACGAACACGGTGCAGGAGACGGGTAAACGAGAGGTGGGGTCGTCGATCCAAGACTGCACCCGCCCAGTGCGGGCGATGAGTTCTTTAGTGGACATTTTAGACAAGACTAATAAGTGAAGGTTCAAAGTAATTAGGCCCTTTGAGGATCTTTCCATCCTCACGACGTATGGGCTGACCGTCGTCTCCAAGCTTGCTCATGTTGCTAGCGTGGACTTGGTTGTAAGCAACCTGAAGATCCCAGCCAAATGCTGCTGCCATCTGGTGGCAAACGTAGACAAGATCAGCCAACTCCTTGAGTAGGTGTTCTCTAGCTCGCTTGTTGTTGATGTCTTCGCGGAGATCTAAATAAGCGTGAGCAAGTTCAAGGTGCTCTTCATCGATCAAAGTCTGCTGCAGCTTCAACGAGGTAGTCGTCAGACCAATCGGCAGCTGATACGCTTCGCGAAACTGGTTTGCTCGCGTCTGGTATTGATCGTAGGGAGCGCAAGTTGTCAAGCTCATTCGTTAGATAGTGGATTGCTTTTTCAAGGTCTTGCTCGGCAGACTCTTTGTAGCCTGCACGGCAAATGTATTTGATGGCATTGCCAAGGTGGAAGTTAAGGCCCTGGTCACGGATAAAGTCCCAGACTTGGATTAGTCCTCGTCGGTAGTAACTTGGGCCGATTTGGGAGCTGGCCATTTTTTAACTAGATTAGAAAGTGAGTTGCCAAGAACAAAGCACTGATGCTGCAATGCAAGAAAGATGGTGATGATGTCCTCCTTGGATGAATCAGGGTGCCTTAGCGCGTCTTCAATTTGCCTGAGCTTGAACTTCTGCTCCATTGTCATTTCGACTATTGGTGCAGGGAGGGCTCCAGAATCGGATGGAATTGGACTGAAAGTCATAGTCAGTGTGTTGCAGGATTTTTGCCAAGCGGGCATTAGTCAAAGCAGTATCTTCACCAAGACCCTTTTCAGCAAATGCATCAACAACTGTTTGCCAACTAGGACCATTCTTTTCTAAGAGGGCTGCAGCGCGTTTGATTCCAATGCCTGGAACGCCTGCATAACCATCTGTCTGATCTCCACTCATTGTCTGAATAAGATGCCAAAGGTCACCTTCCTCCTTGGTGATAGTGATGACTTCGTTGGTGAAGTCGTACAGCCTTCCAGGAATCTGCTTCATGTCCTTGTCGGGTGAGCAGATAATGTGACCGGATTCCTTGGTGGCGTAGATGCCAATGGCATCATCAGCCTCCAGCGTTGGCATGACCACTACTGGGTAATCTTCAGACAGGGCGTTGATGACTCTCCTGTAACCACACGGCTTCTTCCGATTGCGGTGGCCTTTGTATTCAGGATCGATAGTCTTGCGGAAGTTAGTACTATCGCTAAAAAACAAAATAGAATCATCATAGCAACCAAGATCAGAAGCAATTCGGCACAGCTCTTGTTGAGCCATCCTCAGTGCATCACTGAAGTTTGATGTAACTAGAATTACATCATTACCCCAGTCGATCTCAGACTCATTGGCAGCACAGCACTTGTAAACAAGGAAGTCTGCGTCAATCAAAAGACTCATCGACCTTGGCCCCGATATTTTTTCTTGCCAGGTTTAGGCAAGGATCGCAAGCCTGAGCCTTGATGAGTGTGCTTGTATTTAGCACGGGATTCAAACTGCTTTTTGGTAAGTTGTGTTTTGGACTTGGTCTTTGGTGGCATATCTGCTAGTGGACAAATAAGTTAAAGCTTTAAGGACTCGCTCTGGATCATCACCAAAACAACCAAGGCCACGGTTGCAGCGATCACATATGTACCCTCTGAACGAGTCAGTGGTATGGCAGTGATCAAGGATCCATGTGGTTGTGTGGTTTCCGCATATGGGGCAGGAGCCTGGAGCAGGTGGGGGAAATAGTTTCCTTAGCTTGCTCCTCAACTGACTCATCTCTGCCCTACAGGTCTTGCATGTATTCCTAATGCCTCCACCTGTTTGGTAAACATCAAAACTACTTAGAGCTTTAACCTCATTACACTTAATGCACCTCTGCCCAGTTACTGCCTGACTTAGCGTCGGCGGAAACGGGACAGCGCATGTTGTAATATTCCCCAGCAGATTGAGCTGAATAAAGGAGGATTCCTTTGAGCACATCTACATTGGAAGGCTCTGTCTCAAACTGAAGTTCATCGTGAATAAACGCCAGTTGATGAGCAGAGATAGAGTTGGTTTTAATATGGTTGTTAGCGATTACCATCCACCGCTTGGCAATGACGCCTGCTGAGGATTGCAGCAAATAGTTCAGGGCTTTGTGCCCCGACTCAACGCCGATATGGCGACCGTCGATGCTGCGGATGTAACCTCGCTTAGCAGCCGCTTTAGTAGCGTTGACGAGCTTCTCAAGACCAGGAATGGCATCCATATAAGCTTGGCGAATTTCTCGCCCCTTCTTGATTGCCTGGTCCTTGGAAAGGCCTTGATCGTAGGAGAGCCCAATCTTTTGATCGCCAGCACCATAAAGGAATGCGTAGGTAACGGTTTTCACTAAACGTCGGCTGATGCCGATCTTGTCTGCGTTCTCCTGGTGAATGTCACCGTTGAGAAGAACATCTGCGTAGCGGCCTCCATCGTATCTAGCCAGATAGTGGGCAAGCATTCGCAATTCAATCCCTGCGAGGTCAGCACCAACCATGCACAGGTCAGGGCTAGCGCAGAATAACTTTCTAAATGCAGCGTCACTTGGTACTTGACCTAGATTTGGCTTTCGATGAGCACATCGATGGGTGTTGGTTGCCACTGAACAGTGGTGGTGTATTCGGTTGTCTTTGACAAGCTTTAGCCAGGCGTTCACACCTTCGGACAACAAGCCAAGCTGTTTGGTTAGTTCCAAGCAGCGGAAGAACTTTAGAGCGATTGGTGTACCAATATCATTGAGTACAACTTCGTCAATGGTTGGCTTACCTTTCTCCGTGAACTCGGTTGGTTTCCACTTGTAAAAGGTCTGCATCACCCAGGCAATGTGATCCCTGGATGTTGGGTTCAGATCCTTTATACGTGTGAACTCACACCCCTCAACATATCCTGAAGTTCGGTTAGCTCGCTTTGGAGTAAACGGACCGCCTGAGACAAACGGGTGCAACGATCTAAGATCATTTGCAAGTCGATCAAGCTCTCGTCTAAGTTGATTTTCAAGTTCGTAAGCGTTGCGCTCGTCGAAGTACCAGCCATGAAGCTCCTGTTGGGTGAGAATTTCTGCAACCTGATGTTCTAACTTGACGTAGTCAGGAAGTTCTTGACAAAGTAGGACCATAATTTAGTTGTAACGTTGACATCTTGAACCATGTAGTCCTCCATGTCCTGCGACCACTCTTTCCAGTCGGTGTTCTTGGCAAAGCCACCTTTGTATTCGCCAAGGCGGTAGCCCCAGGATTCCAAAGAATGTCTGCCATAGAGCTGTGCAGGCATCTGTGGCCAGTTACGCTTACCGTCTAACTTCAACATGTCAGCGTGATAGATCCGGCTAAGGATCAACGTGTCAAGAGTTTGGGCTGATGTTTGGAAGAACGGGTAGAGCTTTTTGATGACTGGAAAGTCGTACCCAATGGAGTTGTGGCCAATCAAAAGATCAGCCTCCATTAAGTGTGTGATGCCAGCTGTGATCGACTGCTTAGAACCTGTGTCGTTAAAGACAAAGACCTCTTTGGTCTCTAGATCTTTATAGGCTAAACAGTGAATGCAAGAAACGTCGTCATAAAGTCCATTGGTCTCAATGTCGAAGACGACTTTCATTTACCAGACCAAGAAAAGGTCTTATCAATAAATTGTGCTTTCTCTACGGCTTCGGGAGTGGGAGGCTTCGGTTTCTGCAACTTAGAACTCTGAGGTATCAAAGTCGTCGGTGGCTTCACTTTCATAGAATTTACATGTGGACAGGTCGTAGTCAAGATGGCAAGCTACTCCGACTTCTCCGCTATAGCGATTTTTAAGTACTCGCACAGTCGTTGAAGATGATCCTCGATCCGCCTGCTGGTTCCGTTCAAGCGCAATAACTCCATCTGACAATTGAGCAATTGCTGCCGAACCTCGAAGTTGTCCGAGAGTGACTCGTGCGCCTTCTTCATGGTTTTGATCTGAATTGGTACGCCGCAAATGCGACACAAGGAACATGGCTACACCAGTTCGTTCAACCAGAGACCTAAGGTTGGTCATTGTCTGGTCAATCATTTTCCGTTCGTCAC